TGGTAAGCTTCCTCACCTCGAGCTTGTCGTTCTGCGTGCAACAGTTGAGCATCAGACATTGCGACTTTTGCCTTCTGCTTGTTAGCATAAATCTTGCTACCAGCAGAGACGGCTAATTTAAGTGCCGAAATCCACATGTTAGTACCAAGTTGCTGTTTTCTTTTTGTCTTTTAGCATTCTTTTAGTTCCTCTGACCTCAGTTTTGTCTCCAGTTGGTATGTAGTTTCTTGGCATACCATTTGCAGTCGTAACAGATCTTGGATCCAACTCAAGATTTTGAGAAGGAATGCCTATTTCAGACGCTTTAAAAGATTCTTCTTTTTTAGCCATAGTTTTCTCCTTATTTTTTCTTCAACTTTTTTAATGTTATAGCAAATCTTGCTCTTTGTCCAAGCTTTCCTGGTTTCTTAGCTGCTGCTTTTAATTTTGAAGCAGGGATTGTTTTGCCTTTTTTAATTCCTAAAGATTTTCTTAAAGATCCTGGTTTTTTTATGGCTTTTTGAATAAATTTTTTATCTTTTGCCATTTTTCTTCTTCTTCATACCATTTTTAGTTTTTGGAATTACGCCTCTAGCCATTAAAATGTCCTTTTTCGTAATTTTTCCATCTCCAGAAACATCAGGAAATGATTTTTTCTTTTTTTTCATTGTTTTTTTCATCTGTTTTCTCCTTCATATTTTTCTATTTCAACACTTGGCATCATTTTATCCACATTTGGGATAGATTTACTCAAGACTGTTTTCTCAATCGATGTATTAGCTCTTAGTTTTGCTAAATCTTCGTTTTGTTCAAGCTTATCTTCCTGATTTTGTTGGTTCATCATAGCTCTCATCTTATCAAGGTTGATTCTTTCTTGACCTTCAACCTTTTTACGTTCATTATCTTGTGCTCTTAAGTCTAATTCTCTTGCTCTTAACTTAGCAATTGGATCATCACCAAAGCCAGAAGTAACTTGTTGCTCTTCTTTTAAGAACTCTTGCATCATTTCAGCAATTAATACAGCTTTTCTAGATTCAATTCTTAAAGTTAACTGTCTAAGTTGCTCTGCAATCTGTGGATTAGCTTGAGCCATCATTTGCATCTGTTGCATTTGCGGAATTTCATCTGCAAATTCTACTTCAATTTGTTCTTGTGCCATCAAACTTATATGCTCCATAATATTTTTTTCCATAGCAGCCATAATCATAGGATTATTTTGAGCTATGTTAGTTGCCATAAAATTTAAATGCGAAGTTATGTGTGCTCTGTGATCTTGACCAGGAAATGCATTAAATGGTTTACCTGATAGAGCCATAATGTTTTCTAAAGCAGGATCCATTGGTGCAGGTGGTTGAGGTTTAACTAATATCTCATCAATATTTTTTACACCCAAAGCTTCATACATATGTCTGTAAGCTGCATATAGATTATGCATCTGAGGATTTGATTGTGCCAGTTGCAACTCTGTTTGTGCGAGGGAAATACGCTGAGTTTGAGAAAAGATGTTGGGATCAGCAACTGGCAATATATCTACTCTATCATCAAAGTCTGTTTGTTTAACCATTCTTTGACCCCCAACTACGTCATACGGATATTCCGGTGGTAGATATAACTTGAATACTCTTGCTAACAATTTAAATTCTTGTTTTAGTGAAGAGTAAATTCTTTTGTGAATAGCTGACATTGTTCTGCTTCCTCTTTCAAGTAAAGCAACTGTTGTTCCAACTGCAGCTTGTTGATTGCCATCTCCAACTTGTAGATCAGCAATTGATGCAAACCTTTGACCAGCATTAACTACAATACCCATTAGGTTTAATAATGTAGCTGATGGTTCTTTGAAAGGTAACATCATAAACGAATCTTTTAAGTTTCCACCAGGTGCATCTACATCTCTAAATTCTCCTGGTTGAATTGATTGTGCATCATCTCTAATTCTAATACCACGCATTTTAAATCCTGCAGGTAGATTAGATAAAGT